AATTCTCTTAAAAATATTGCTAATGGTCTTTGTGGATTAGATGAAAATGCACAGGTACCAATAGCTCAACTTCCTGATGCAGTAACAGGTGCAGTATACTATAAAGGTGTTTGGGATTGTTCCACAGGTTCATACCCTGTTGGACCTAATAAAGGTGATTATTATATCTGTTCTGTTGAAGGTACAATAGGAGCAGTTGATTATCTTGTTGCTGATTGGCTAGTTTATAATGGTTCTACATGGGATAAAATTGATAATTCATATGGCCATGATCACGATTATAGATACTATACTCTAACTGAAATTGATATATTTTTGGCTCAAGATGATAATGTAAGTGTTCCTTCAGGTTTTCCAAACAGAGATGATTCTGTTATTAGCTTTGATGATGGAACACTAACCTTTAGTATTACACCTTCTGGAGCTGATTTTGATGTATATAGTGATAGAATTTTATATACATTTGATGAAGCACAAACAGCAACAATAACTGACACTGAAGGAATGTGGCATTTCTATTTTGATGCAGATGGTGTTTTACAATCAACACAAACATTTGTAGAATCAATAATATTAAAATATGCATATATATCTAATGGTTATTGGGATGCAGATGCTAATACTTTAATATTGGTAGCAGATGAGAGACATGGGCTAACAATGGACCCTATGACTCATCAATATCTTCATGAGACTGTAGGAACAAGATTTCAAGAAGGTTTAGGTCTAGTCAGTATTGTTTCTGATGGTGATGGAAATCTTGATGCTTCTGCTCAATTTGGATATGGTACGGGTATTATATGGGATGAAGATATCAAATTTGATTTTTCTGGGGTAGCATCTCCAGCACAAATTCCAGTATTTTATAAAACTGGTACATTTGGGTATTGGAGAAAAGATACTGCAACAAATTTCCCAGTTAAAAATTTTGTTGGCGGTGGTTCTAGATTAGCATATAATGAATGGACAGGGACAACTTGGCAACAAACAGAAATAACTAATAATGATTTTGGTTTATGTCATTTATTTGCAACTAATGATTCAAATCAACCAATTATATCTATTCAAGGTCAAGGTGATTTTACAAGACTAAATCAAGCTAGAGAGGCAGCAGCAACAGAAATTAATAATCTTATTACCACCGGAATGCCATTTCAAGAATTTTTAGCTATAGCATCAGTTATATACCAAACATCTAATGGATATACAAATGATGTAAAATCAAGAATTAGAACTACTGATACTGGTGATGATTATATTGATTTCAGATATTCATTTGGTGGTGGAACTGCTGGATCTGTAAATGATCATGGTTCATTATCAGGATTAGATGGTAATGATCATCCACAATATGCTTTAGTTTCTGATAGATTTGTTTCAACTGAACAAACTGGAACTGCATCTCAACAAACAATAGCTCATGGGCTATCAGGTACACCAACAGGGGTTTTAGTATCTGTTACTGATGACAATTCTGGTGGTGGTTTTGTAATCACAGAAGGAACCCATGATAGTACAAATGTATATGTTACATGCACAACTGATGTTAAATATAAGATTTTAGCTTTTTTATAAGGATAGAAATTAATGTTAATTGATACAATAAAAGAACCAATAAAAAAATGGGCTGAAAAGATAAACGATAATATTATTGAGCTTCCAAATTTATCTAAGCCTGAAGCTATAGAAGTTGATGAAAATAATATATCTTGGGATTATAGTTTTGATGTTGTTTTTAAGAATATTAAACAATTAATAAGAACATATAGAGAAGTATCATTAACCTTTGAAGTTAGCTTAGCAGTAGATGAAATTATAAATGAAGCTGTAGTATATGATGAAAATGATGTTATAAATGTCAATTTAGATAAAACTGAATTTTCTGATAATATTAAAAAGAAAATCATAAATGAATTTGAATATGTAGTATCTTTATTAGATTTTAATAATATAGGTGATGAATATTTTAGAAAATGGTATGTTGATGGTAGAATCTATTTTCAAAATGTTGTTGATTTAAAAAATCCAGGTAAAGGATTATTAAAAATAAATTTACTATCTCCATTAGATATTTTTAGATATAAAGATGTAAAATCAAAAAAGAGTTTTTATATTTGGAAATTAGATGATTCTGATGCATGTAAAAGAAATAGATTAGGTGGATACTATGGAAAAAATACAGATAATCAAGTTATTTTTAAAGTACCTGAACAATTAATAACATACGCTCCATCTGGATTAACTAATGAAGATGAAGAGTTTTTTATTTCATATTTACATAAATCTATTAAACCATTAAATCAATTAACACTAATTGAAGATTCTGCTGTTATTTATAGATTAACAAGAGCTCCTGAAAGAAGAGTTTTTTATATTGATGTTGGTAAATTACCCAAAAAGAAGGCAGAAGCGTATGTTCAAAAACTTATAAATAAGTTTAAAAATAAAATATCATATGATTCTACAACAGGTAAAACTAATCAATCTAAAAATACAATGACCATGTTGGAAGATTTCTATATACCTAGAACTTCAACTCAAAAAGGTACAGAAATTGATACTATTTCTAATGGAGCATTGGTTGATAAAATAGAAGATATTTTATATTTCAAAAAGAAACTTTATAAATCATTGAATGTACCTACAGCAAGAATTGATCAAGATGAAAAGGCTGTTGTTAATTTAGGTAATAGTGGAGAAATAACAAGAGAAGAACTTAAATTTTCTAAATTTGTAAAAAAATTACAATCTAAATTTGGATATGTATTTTTAGATTGTTTAAAGAAACAATTAATCTTAAAGAAAATTATAAATATTAATGAATGGAATGATAATTATCAAAAAATAATATTAAATTGGGAAACCGATTCTTATTTTGATTCATTAAAAGATGAAGAAATATTAAATGGTAGAATAGAAATAGCTGATTCTTTAAACGAATATATTGGTAAATATTTCTCTCATGAGTATGTACAGAAACAAATTTTTAAAATGACAGATGAAGATATTGAACATCAAAATGAATTAATAGAGAAAGAAAAGACTGATCCAAAATATAAAGATGAAGATGAAGAATAAAAAGTAAATAATTAAAATATAGGAGAATATAAAATGACAGATAGTCTATTAAAGAAATGTGTTGAGAATGATGTAATAGGTTTTAAAGAAGAGTTAAAGGAAATGATTCAAACCAATTTTGATGAAAAAATTGATAAAATAGAAAAGGAAATGTATAAAGAGTCTTTAACTGAAGGCTGCACTGATAAAGATAAACTTGAAGAAGAAAAAGAAGATGATGAAGAATCAGAGGATGATAAAGATAAAAAAGATTCTGATGAAGATTAATCTTATTCTATAAGGAATAAAACAATGGAAGAGTTTTTAACTGAAGAATATCAAGAAATGAATATTCTTACAGAAGGTAAAGAACATCAAAGAAAATACTATATAGAAGGTATTACTTTACAAGGTAACACCCCAAATGGTAATGGTCGAATTTACCCTACACAAATTTTAACAGAAGCAATTAATGCTCATACTGATAAATATTTACATGTTGATAGAGCTTTAGGTGAATTAGGTCATCCTGAAAAAAATAAACATAAAATTAATTATGAAAATGCATGTCATAAATTTGTAAAGGTAACTCAAGATAATGATGCTTTTATAACAAAGGCAGAAGTATTAACAGAATTTCCAAAGGGTAAAATTCTTAAAAATTTAATTGATGCAAAAATAGGATTTGGAATATCATCTAGGGCATTTGGTGCAACTAAAGTTTCTAATGGTGTTAGAGTTGTGCAAGGATTACGAATTGTTTCTCTTGGTGATATTGAACATGAACCTTCTGCACCTGATGCATTTATGACTGCTATTATGGAAAATCATGAATGGGTGTATGAAAACGGTGTTTTAATCGGAAAAGATTTAAATGAAACTCTTGACGAATATCATAATATTATCAATAAAACACCAAAAAGTCAATTAAATAATGCGTATATAGACATTTTTAAAGATTATTTTAACAAATTAAAATAAAATAAAGTAAATAATTAAAATATATAATAAACCATTAAAAATAGGAGTAAATTTATCATGAAGATAAAAGATATTTTAGAAAAACACTTTAGTGAAGTTCTAACAGAAGATGTTGGAAATGAAATTGAAGTAATGTTTGAAACTTTAGTTGAGGCTAAAGCTACCGAAAAGGTTGAAGCTCTTACTGAAGCTAAGAATGCAGAACTAGAAGAAAAATGTCAATCAGATTTAACAGAATTTAAAGAAGAATTAGTTGAAAAACTAAATGATTATGTTGGTCTTACTGTAACTGATTTTCTAATAGAAAATGAAGGTATTATAACAGAAAATCTTAAAGCAAAAACTGCTGATAAGATTATGACTGGAGTAACTAAGCTTTTAACAGAATGTCATATTGATATACCTGAGTCTGAAATAGATGTAATGAAAGATCTTACTGGCCAAATAAGTACTCTTAAGACTGAGCTTAATGAATCTTTAAATGCAAATCTTGAATCAGATAAGCAAACATTTGAATATGAAAAAGCATTTAAGTTTACAGAATTAACTGAAGCTCTTACTGATAGTGATTCAGAAAAAGTTATGAAACTTATTAAAAATGACAAATTTCAAACTATTGAAGATTTTGGAACAAAGGTTACTATTTTAGCAGAAAATATTGGTGTTAAATCTAAAGATATTTTAGAAGAAGATCTTAATTCAAATGAATCAGATCTTACTGGTGATGCTTTAGAAGAAGATCAAGATCTTGAAGAATATGAAATTGATAAATATTTTCCAAGTTCTTTAATGTAATGAACTAAATATATACTAATTTATAAAAATAAAATAACTTAAAAACTCTAATAAGGAGAAAATAAATGATTAAGGTAGAAAAAGCAATAATCGATAAGTGGATACCGCTTATGGAAGGTAAAGGAAAATGGAGTGATTATGTCTCTGCTTGTCCTAAGATAGAAGAAAAAGATTATGCAATGAATGCTCAACTTTTTGAGAACATTGAAAAATATGCTGGTACTAAAGATGAAAGTCTTGATGAATCAACTATGGCTTCTGCAATTGGTAATTATAGCCCAATTCTAATTCCAATGTTAAGACGTGTTATGCCTGCAATGATTGGTCCTCAGATTTTTGGTACTCAGCCTCTAAGCGGACCATCTGGTCTGATTTTTGCACTTAGAGCAACATTCCAGAATGATTCTGTAAACTCTCTCACAAGAGCAACTTCAGTTATTCTTACTGTTGCATCTGGAACCAATTATACAGTTGGTGGTGATATCACTGGTGATAGTGATAATGGTAATGATGGTGTTGGTGTTGTTCGCCACAAAGAAGGTAATAATCTTCTTGTAGAAGTTGTTTCTGGAACATTTGTTGTTGCAAATGGTGTTGATAATGCTAATCCATATAATGCAGATGATACCACAATTTCTGCCGTATATGAGAATGAAGCACTATTTAACGTGATTTTCAGTAATTATAGTGGATCTTATGCTACTGCTACTGGTGAGGCCCTTTCAACTAACATGAAGGAAGTTGGTTTTGAGATTGAAACTGCTACTGCAACTGCTAAGACTAGAAAGTTAAAAGCAAAATGGACTAATGAACTTGAAGAAGATTTACAAGCAATTCATAATATGAATGCTGAAGCTCTTCTAAGTACAGTTGCTTCTGATGAAGTTATAATGGAAATGAATCGTGAAATGATTAATTATCTAATCGCTAATATCGGTTCTACTACAGCTTTTGATTATACATCTGCTGATGGTCGTTGGGAACTTGAGAAGTATCAAAATCTTATGACTATGACTTCAAGAGTAAAACGTCAAGTTGCTGTTGCTAATAAGCGTGGTCAAGCAACATTTATGATTGTTTCTCCTGCTGTTCTTTCAGTATTTGAATCTTCAGGTAAGCTTGATACAAATGGAGTTGATCCTGTTCAGACTGTTTATGCTGGTACTGCAATGGGTATGAAAGTTTTTGTTGACCTCTATGCTACTGATGATACAATTTATCTTGGCTATAAAGGTCCGACAGAGATAGATGCTGGTGTTTTCTACTCTCCATATATTCCACTTCAAGTTCGTAAGGGTTACGGTGAAGAGGATAATCAACCAAGAACATTCTTCAGTACTCGCTATGCTCTTACTGATAATGTTTATGGCGCAGAAAATTACTACAAGGCAATCTCAGTAGCAAATCTTCCTGCCTAATAGTATTTAATAACCTTACTATTCTTCTGGATCATACGATCCAGAAGTCATTAATATTGGGTCATATTTTTTATAAAATATGACCCATTTCTGTATTATAAACTTGTCAAATTTTTTAAAAAAGTAAATAATTAAAATAATATAAAGGTAAAATATGTCAGCAGATTTTGAATTTCCAAAAAACTTAAATGAAGATATCCAACCATATATATTATTTTCAGCATTTGATTGGTCTACTAAAGGTAAAAAAAGTCAATCTTTAGAAACAGCAAAAACAAATACTGAAAGTATACGATTACCTTTATCTGCAAATGGAATTAGTAGTTTAATTTCAAATAGATGGAATGAAACTGAAAATGTTACAGAAAGTCTTGTTGAAGGAGCAAAAGCTGCATTAGCACAAAAGGTAAAATCATTAGGCGGAACATTTGCAACAAGAGCTGCTTTTTTAGCAGGTGTAGCTCAAAACGATGCTGCCAGTTTAATATATGATGGAGTTAATTTTAGACAATTTTCATTTTCATATGAATTAATACCATCAAGTCCAGAAGAATCAGCTTCATTAGCAAATATAATTAAAGCATTTAAAAGAAATTCACTACCAGTATATGAAGGATGGAAAGTATCATATCCAAATTTTTGGAATGTACTAATAGTATTTCCTCAAGATAAAAGTGTTATCAAAATAAAAGATTGCGTATTAACAAGTATAAATGATAATTATTTTACTGATACAAAAATACCTTTTCATGATGGTGCACCTCCAAAAATCGATTTAGAACTAACATTTAAAGAATTAGATCATATATCTAAAAATGATTATTTATAAACTATGAAATATTTTAATTTATTACCACTATACACATTTGAAGATGGAACAATAGGGCGAAATTTAAATTGGAAATATTATTTTGCTACTGATATAGATACATCCTATATATCAACATATAGAATTCAAGAAGGTGAATCTCTAGAATCAATATGTGATTATTTATATAATGATGCATCTATATGGTGGTTAATAGCAATTTTAAATGGATTTAGAGATGTTTTATTTGATATGCCGTTAAGTGAAGATATGGTACAAAAATTTGCACAAGATCTAAGTACTACAACAACTTTAACTTTATCTAGTGTTGATGATTTTTCAGTTAATGGATATATAAGCGGTGATGGTGATAATGGAAATTCAGGTAGAGGTACAATAGTTAGTATATCAGGAAATGATGTAGTAGTCAATATTTCTGTTGGAGAATTTGTTGCTTCAAATGGAGTAGATAATGCTTCAACATATGCTTCTGATAAAACAACAATTTCATCTTTAACTCAAGTATTAAGTGAAGCATCATATATAACAAATTATGATTTATTAACTGATGATAATGATGAAAAACGAGTAATAAGAATAATAAAACCAGAATTTATACAAAAAATACTTAAAGATATAGTGAGACAATCATAATATGGCTGAAATACTTTCAACAGTTGAAAATCTTTCGATTATTATGACTAGTAATACTGGAAAAACTATTGATCTAACTAAATTATTTTTAGAAATTAATATTTATGAATCTATATTTAATAATTTCCTAAATGGAAAAATAACAATATTAGATACATTAGATTTAATAAGCAATATTCCTATAACAGGTAATGAAGATATTCAAATTGATATTATAACTAATCAATTTGATGATGCAATAACATTAAATTTTAAAGTATATAAATTAGATAAAGACGTAGAAGTTCAAAGTAATTTACAAAAAAATAAAATGTTTATTCTTTATATTTGTTCTAATGAGATGCTATTAGCTAATAGTAATTCTTTAAGTAGAAAATTTGATGATTCTAATGAAAATACTATCCAATGGTTATTAGACAATGTTTTAGATTCAACTAAAACACTATCATCTACTTCTAATTTAGAATCATTTTCTTTTAATTCAAATTATTGGACAATACAAAAAATAATAGATTTTATTTGTAATAATTCAAAAACATCAGATTATTCTGATTATATATTTTTTGAAGATTTTGATGGTTTTAATTTTAAGCCAATATCAGAATTAATGTCTGAATCAGAAATTCAACAATTAACATATGAGAGAACAACAGACGCCTTTGTTAGATTAAATAATATTATAGAATATAAATTTAATGCTTATTTTGATCTTTTAACATTATTTAAAACTGGTTTTTTTGGTTCTACAATGTTTAATTTTAATGAAATTAATTATGATTATACAAAAACTGAAAATACATTTTCTGAATTAGAAAATGAAATAACATCTTTAGGAAAATATAGTTTTTTTAATTCAGATTTATCAAATGCTTTAAATAATGTTTCTGATAATTATTTAGAACATGATTTAATAAATACTAGATTAGCCCAATTAAAACTTCTTAATCAGTATAATTTAGTAATTAGAGTTAATGGAGATTTTATAAGAAAATGTGGAAAAGTATTAGAATTTTCTTTTCCAAATTTAGATAATGAAAATAGTGTTAATGAATCATTTGATGGAAAATGGTTTATTAATAATATTAAACATACTTTTTTACAAAGTAATAGATATGAGCAAATGGTTTTATTATCAAAAAATGCAGCATTTTCAAATGATTCATTAGATCAAATAACATCTTTAATTAATATATAGGTAAATATGAAATTATATTATTGTATAGTAGAAAATAACATTGATCCTGATAAAGCAGGAAAAATACAATTAAGAGTTATTGGAAAACATACAGAAAATAGAGATGATGATACTCAAAATAATTATCTTCCTGTAGAAGATTTACCTTGGGCTAATCTTCTATCACCAACAACATCTTCAAATATTTCTGGTCAATGTGATATTGCTGTGCCTGCAATAGGTTCTGTTGGAATATGTTCATATATGGACGTGGATGAACAATTTCCAATATTAATAGGTACTATACCTAAAATACTTGTAGAACTACCTGATTTTAACCAGGGTTTCTCAGATCCATCTGGAACTAATCCAATAAGTGATCTTGTTGGAGAATCACAAATATCAAGATTAGCAAGAAATGAGAATATAGATCAAACAATAATTCAAGATAAAACTGATAATGTTGAAGAAAATGTTGATTGTAATGGAACAGAATTTAGTGAACCTGTAACAGATTATGCTACAGTTTATCCACAAAATAGAGTTATTGAAACTGCTAGTGGTCATTTTTTTGAATTAGATGATACTACAGATGCAGAAAGAATTCATTTATTTCATAAATCAGGTACCTTTGATGAATATCACACAAACGGTGATAAAGTTGAAAATATTAAAGCAAAGAAATATGCTATAATAACTAGTGACGATAATTTATATGTTAAAGGTATTAAAAATGTTAGAATTGAAGGTGGAGAAAATGTAGAAATTGTTGGAAATCAATTAGAAAGAGTTGAAGGAAATGTTATTAAAGATATTACAGGAACTAATACTGAAAATACTGCAGGAAATTTAGCAGTAAATGTTACAGGTGGAACCTTTACTTTAACAGCAAGTGGAAAAGTAGATATTAATTCTACAGGAGCAAAAATAACTATTTATAATGGATCAGATAATCTTTATGATGTAATAACTGATTTAATTACAAAAACAAAAGCAATAATGACTTTTGGAGGACCAACAAATCAAGCTGTAGATGGAGCTAGTCAAACTGCATTAGCAGGAGTTCAAACAAGACTTGATAGTCTTTTAGAATAAGGAGAAATTTATGACAGTTGTACAAGCAGACATAAAAGGTGATTTAGAGGATATGATTGATACCATGAATGCAACAGCAGAAGGGAGTGTAAAGAGTGTATATGCTGATGCTTTAGCAACAATAATTTATGACGCAATACTATCCCAGACAGTAACACTTACAACATTGAGTGCAACAGGCAATTTAGGTGCACCCGTTACATTAATTACTGGTGATAGTACAGTTTCATAAACACATAAGAGTAAATAAATATAATGGCTGAAAATATAACATACAAAGATTTTGATTTTAATTTTGAAATGGATGAAAATGGAGAATTAGGTGTTTTAACTAATGAAGATTCCATTAAACAATCTATTAAAAATGTAATTTTAACAAATATTTTAGAAAAGGTTAGATATCAAAATCCTAAATTTGGTAGCAGAATAAGAAAACTTTTAGGTGAAAAAATCAATGGATTAACTGCCTTACAAATAGGAGATGAAATTGAAATAGCACTTTTAAATTGGGAAAAACGAGTTGATATTATTGAAATCACTGCTGAACCAAATATATCAAGACAATCTTTTGATGTTTTAATTAAATATAAAATTAAAAATCTAAATACTGAAGATAGTATTTTAATTAATCTAGGAATTATTAAGTAGGATAAAATATGGCTAATGAATATTACGATTTAGACTTAGAAGAGATTAAAGTTAATTTACAAGAATTTTTTGAGTCTTCAACAGAATTCACTGATTATAATTTTGAAGGCTCAGCGGCTTCTAGCCTATTAGATGTACTTGCATTTGCTACACAAACACCGGCATTTTATCTTAATCAGACAGTGAATGATTTAACCCTTAAAAATGCAGAGATTGATTCTAATATTAAGAAACTTTCTCATATGCTAAATTATCTTCCAGCAAGAAAATCTGCTCCTTATATTTCTGTATCTTTACAAAGAAATGACACATATACAATAATCATACCTAAATATTCTACATGGAATATGGGATCATTATTATTAACAAATGTTGAAGATATTACTATTAATGATGGTAGTGTTTATGTTGTTGATTTATATGAAGGAATACCTACAACAGAAACATTTACATCAGATGGTACGGCATTTCAAAGATTCACATTAAGTAATACAACAAATGTAGATAATGATTATTTTGATGTATATGTAGATGCGTCTGATGGTGTAGGTGGATGGATAGAAAGTACTACTCCATGGAAGTCTGTAAATAGTGATGACTTTGAATTTGATGAAGAAGTTTATTATATTGAATATTTTGAAAATTTTATTATTAAATTTGATGACGGTCAATTATTCACAATACCTCCTGATGGAGATAGAATAAGAATAGAATATATTTATACAAATGGTATTACATATAATGGAACTACTGGAACAATCACAAATACTGATCCTGATGCAACAAATATTGAATATTTAGATATTTCAACATCTGATTCATTAGCTAATGGTGTAGATGAAGAAGTAAATGAAGGTATTCAATCAAGAGCTCCATTATTTTATACTACTCAAGGAAGAGCAGTTACAGAAGGAGATTATAATAATCTAATAAAAAGATGGTCTGATTATGATACTCTTGATAGTGCAATCGCTTGGGGTGGTGAAAAAGAATATATAGATACTGGAGATGATGATCATATTATAGAAACTGGATCAACAAGAGATTTAGGATATGTTTATTTCTCTATGCTTAAAACAGATTTAGATTATATAACTAGTGGAGAATGGTCAGATATTGAAGATTTTCTTTCAATATATAAATATATAAATTTATTTTTTAAATTTCTACATCCAATGTTTTTTAATGTTAGTCCTACAGTAAATGTTAGTTATCAATCATTAGTTGGAATTTCTGAAGATATAGAAGCACTAACAAATGCTTATTTAGATTTATCAGAAGGATATAAAAAATCATTTTATTTATCTGATTTAATTGGGTTTGTAGATGATCTACAAACAGTTATTTATACTTATATTACTTACACAACAAATGTAACTGTTAGGCATTCAGCAGATGATTATAATGTAATTAGATTAAATAATGCAGTTAATACTAGTAGTATATCAGGAACAATAAATGGTTTTGCTATAAGTGATGATGGTGCTGGAAATATAGAATGGAATTCTGGAACAGTTGGAAGTATTAATTATACAACAGGTTTTATTGTTTTAGATACAACATTTGGTGGACTATCTGAAGGTGATACTTATGATATAGGATTTACTCTTACAGATACAACAAATTTAACATTAGAAAAAGAAACATATTTAAAATTTAATGATATCACATTAAATCTTGTATAAGGTAATTTAATTTGGCTACTGATTATAATAAAAAATTAGAATATATAACAGAAACTCTTTTACCTAAACATCTTATAGATCAATATCCAAAATATGTTGATTTCATAAGAGTTTATTTAAGATTTTTAGATCAAACATATTCAGATAAAATTTTAAAAATAACAGATAATTGTAATACTAATACTGTTTATGATGAACTTTTAGATGATTATTTAAATAATTATTTTAAAGATGTTGTGAATTTAGATAGATATGAATTAACATCTCAGAATAAAAGAAGATTATTAGAATTAAGTAAACTAATAATGAATAGTAAAGGAAATAAAAAATCATTTGAAGCATTATTTAAATCTTTAACAGATATAGTTATTCATGATCCAGATGAAAATACTGAAGTTGATGAATTTAATATAGTTTATTCAGATTCACCAGGCAATTTATATACATATGAATTTGAAGTAGATATTGATTTTGATAAAGTATCAGATTTAATTGAGCAAGTTCACCCTGCTGGGTTTAGAACTATTTTTAATATTGCACCATTTGATATACCAGAAGGCATTACAATATCTGATGAATTTTATGCAGAAGTTTCTTCATTCTCTCAATATAATGGAGATCATCAATATAATGGTGCAATACAATATAGTGCAAATTCTGTACTAGAAATACCAGACGCTTAAGGAGAAGTAAATGAAGAATATTGATAAATTAAAAATTAATTGTGAATTAGAAATAAATTCATTCACAATAAGAAATGGTTTTATAGTTTTAAATAATCATTTTAGAGGTAAAAATGAAGTTGTTGATGATGGTTTAGAAAAAGTTTGTTTACTTTTGGGTAATAGTGGAGCATCAAATTATATTAGTCAAATTGGATTTGGTACTGGCACAGCAGCAGAAGATGCATCAGATACAGGATTAACTAATCAATTTCTTAAAGCAGTAGAAGGTATTACATATCCAACAACAAATTCACTTGAAGTAGAATTTGATTTAGATTTGCTTGAATATAATGGAAATGTAGTTACTGAATATGGTTTATTTACTGCTGATTCAACTTTATTTTCAAGAAAAGTTAAAAGCGCAATATCAAAAGAAGATACAATTTACATTAGTGGAACATGGACTATAACAGTATCATATTCTGCATAATAATAATGGATTAAGAGGATAAAATAAATGACAGATTTAACAGAATCAAGTGTATGGGAAACAGGAATATATCAGTTAGAATTAGCTGATTATGTAGTTGGTGGAGCTGGTGGTCAAGCTAATCAACAAGCACAAGAATTAGTTAATAGAACAGCAAAGTTAAGAGATGAACTTGAAAGTAATGGTATTTTTATAGACGGAACTCATACTTTTATGGGACAAAATCTTATATTAGATGTTACATTTGAAGGTACAGTTTCTGATGGAGATTTAGTTTATTATAATACAACAAGTAGTGAATATGAAAAGGCTATTGCTAATGGTACATCAGCTCAAAGATTTATTGGAATAGCAGATGTTACCAAATCAACAGTTTTTTGTAGTGGATTAGTAACAAAAGCAGTTGCAACTGCTGTTATAGGAGATACATTATATTTAGATGCATCCACTGCAGGAGCAACTACTTTAACAAGAACAAATGCAAAGATAGGAATATATTTATATGATGATATTATATTCTTAGATATTAATGATGATAATAATTTTTCTGATTCAGATAATGTAATAATTGGACTTAATTCAGGATTAAGCAATACAAATGTTGGTCATACCTTTGTTGGTAATAATGCAGGATTATTACAAGGAAGTGGTGAGTATAACACTAATATTGGTAATTCTGCTGGTCGTTCAAATGTAAGTGGTTCATATAATACCTACATCGGAGAGTGGGCAGGATATGGATGTACTGGAGGTCAAAATACTATAGTCGGTGGTGAAACCTTTAATACTACTACTGGTGGTGGATATAACTGTGTGCTTGGATATTCTGCTGGATATAATGCCAATTGTGGAACATCTATTCTTATTGGGTTCCAGGCTGGGTATAATAATATTGCGAATGGATCTGTCTTTATTGGATATACTTCAGGAAAAGCTAATACTTCAGGGACTAAAAATACATTCTTAGGATATGAAACAGGATTAGTAAATGTAGATGGTGCTAGTAATACATTTATTGGATATAATACTGGAAAAGCTAATATTAGTTCAGATGGAAATACCTTTATGGGTAGTTTAGCTGGTTTAATTAGTACTGGTGAATATAACACTTTTATTGGTGATAGTGCTGGTGCTAGTAATGTAGGGGCTGGATATAATACATATGTTGGTGAATGGTGTGGAAATCAAGCAACAGGATCAAGTAATGCTCTTTATGGTCCAGAAATATTTTCAGGTATATCTAATTCAGGTACTCAAAATTCAATATTTGGTCCCTTTGCCGCTGTAAATGCATCATGTTCAAGTTCAACAATAATGGGTTTTAATGCTGGATATTCAACATCTGCAACAATAACAGCAATTGGAACTAATGCTGGTAAAGCTAATACCATAGGAACTAATAATACATTTATGGGTATTAATGCAGCTTTATTAAATACAAGTGGTGTTAATAATACATTTATGGGGTCAAATACTGGTGCAGCTAATATTTCAGCAGATAATTGTACTCTTGTTGGATATAGAGCTGGTGCAGTAGGTGTTACTACAGTATCCCAGGATGAAGTGACATATATTGGATCTGGAGCAGGAGAAAATACAATTGGTGATTTCAATGTATATGTTGGATATAATGCTGGGCAGAATAGTGGTAGTGATTTTGAAAGTACAATAATAGGCCATAGGGCTGGAGAAAATTCAAGTAGTAGTGGCGAAAATGTTATAATCGGAAGAGGTGCAGGACTTAATAATACTGGTGGTCAACAAGTCTGTATTGGTAATTCTGCTGGTGCTGTTTCTACAATCTCTACGGGGCTTGTAGCAGTTGGGCATCAATCTGGATTACTACACACATCTGGACAATGCTGCACGTATTTGGGATGGCAAGCGGGTAAAACAAATTCAACAGGTCATGAAAATACTTTTATTGGATATAAAGCTGGTACCCTTGCTACTGGATTGGGTAATACATTTTTAGGATATAGTACGGGGTCTTCTGTTGCAGCAGGTATTAAAAATGTAATGATCGGCTCAGAGTGCGGTGTAAATATAACTTCAGGGACAAGTAACGTTTTGATAGGTCAGTATGTAGCAGCAGACTCCACAGCTACAGGATTGAGCCATTGTTGTATTATTGGAAGGGAAGCCTATGGAGAAGGTACAGGCAATTACTCAGTTATGATGGGTGCGGAGGCTGGAAACTATTGCGAGTCTGATGGTGCTGTAGGAATAGGGCATCAATCGGCGGGATCGTCACAATCGGAGGGTATGACAGGAGAAGGTATTACCTGTGTTGGGTATAAAGCAGGTGCGGCATACACACTCGCTGATTTCTGTACGGCGATAGGGTATGAATCCCAAGGAGAGTCATCCGCAGATATTGAAGGGGACGGCAATACATCAGTTGGGTATCAAACATTATATACAAATAAAACTGGTGAATATAATTCCGTTATTGGAAAGGGCAGTGGTTACCTCCTGACAGGATCAAGGAATTCTGCATTGGGTTATAATGCCGCATATCGCGTTACTGGTGATTCTAATACTTTATTGGGAGACAATTCCGGATCTTCAGATGGGGGTATTGCCCTCTCTGGATCTCGCAACGTAGGAGTAGGAGCTTTAAGTCTATATTATACAACTACAGGATCTGATAATATCGCCATAGGTTACGAAGCAAACGGTCTTGGAATACTTACTGGCGGTTTCAATATCTCCATGGGCTATAGGGCTGGATATGATATGACTGGTGGTGACCATAATATATCTATTGGATATTTATCCGGATCTAATATTAATACAGGTGATCGCAATATTTTAATTGGTGCATCAACAGGGCTTGAACTTACTGATCAAATTGGAAATGTTATGATTGGTGGAGTGTCTGGGTGGAAATGTACTGGTGCAGGTAATACCTTTCTTGGAGACTACTCAGGAGCATATGCTACAAGCGCAGAATTTAATGTAGTAATTGGCTACAAAGCAGACCTCGACACAGTTACCGACGATCATAAATTCATTCTCGAATCAGATGTTGCTGGATCTGGTGGAAGATTAATAGAGGGTGATTTCTCATCTGGTGAGATCAACTTCAATCCAGCCGTATCTGGAAATATAATTTCCGATGGCAAAATAATGTCAATAAGTAGTGCCGGAGCGATTGGTACTATTGATGGTAATCTTAGTTTTGGGTCACTGCTACACATTCAACACCAACAGAATAGCGGGGTTAATGGTGGTGCCTATACTGCGGACACATGGAATACCGCAACTCTAAATACAGAGATTACAAATGAAATTACAGATGCATCTTTATCAAGTAATCAGATGATTTTGCCAGCCGGTGAATATCATATTGATAGTACAAATGTTGTTAATGAGTCTGGGTCAAGTCAGAGTCGAATACAACCACTTTTTGACTTGATAGATTCTTACAATACATCAGGTGGTGTTGTACGTGTCTGGGGAGATGGAACAAGACTGTTTGTTGCAGACGGGTCAACAGGTATTTTAGCTTTTGATCCCAATGATCTAGCTTCTGGTGATATAGATTCTTATAATACAACAGGCAACGCTAAAGGTGTCTGGGGAGATGGAACAAGACTGTTTGTTGCAGATGGAACCAATGGTATCCTTGCTTTTGATCCCAATGATCTAGCTTCTGGTACTATAGATTCTTACGATACATTAGATTCTGCTCAAGGTGTCTGGGGAGATGGAACAACCCTTTATGTTGCAAACTCGTCCACAGGTATTTTAGCTTTTGATCCTAATGATCTAGCTTCTGGTATTATAGATTCTTACAATACATCAGATACTGCTGAAAATGTCTGGGGAGATGGAACAAGACTGTTTGTTACCAACAGAGCCAGTGGCATCCTTGCTTTTGATCCCAATGATCTAGCTTCTGGTATTATTGATTCTTACAATACAACAGGCACCAGTTTTGATGTCTGGGGAGATGGAACAAGACTGTTTGTTACAGATTGGACCACCAATGGTATCCTTGCTTTTGATCCTAATGATCTAGCTTCTGGTATTATTGATTCTTACAATACAGACGGTTCTGCTCAAGGTGTCTGGGGAGATGGAACAACCCTTTATGTTGCAGATGGAACCAATGGCATCCTTGCTTTTGATCCTAATGATCTAGCTTCTGGTACTATAGATTCTTACGATACAGACACTGCTGTTGCTGTCTGGGGAGATGGAACAAGACTGTTTGTTGCAGACGGGTCAACAGGTATTTTAGCTTTTAACCCTCTTGCTTTAAACACAGGAGATGGACTCTTTTATGTTCCAAGTATTAGCATCAATCAGTCTACTGGGGCAGATGAAAATACACCTATACCATTATCAGGTCGGTTTACACTGACAGCTCCTGCCACAATAGAGCTTCAAACTAATGTTGCTGTTGACTCTGTTGGTACTGAAAGAGGCAAAGCAGCATCTAGGGGAATCAAGGAAATTTATATTGATCTTAAAATATGGAAAGTTAATTAGAACCATTAGAAGAAAAGATATCACATCTATAAAATCTAGGATCATTAGGCACATTATGGATGCCTATGATAATATATATGAAATAGAGTAAAATATTTGTGACAAAATTTTTGAAATAGTATATACTGTATAAATAAATTAACATTTAACATTTAACAAGGAGAATATTTTTATGGATGCATCAATTTATCACATTTTAAAGGAAAAGGGAGCTGTTTCTTTTAAGAAAAATGAGGACGGAACATTTGAATATACAG